GCCGCCGTAGTCCTGCCTCCCATAGTAGACAAGCTCTGCCGCTGTGACGGCGAGGCCGTCCATGGAGCGCTGCCCAGGCACAAGGCTCGTTTCGCCAATGACATCCGGCGCGCCGAAAAACATAACCGCCGCCCAGAAATCCGCGCCGTAGATCACTGCCTCGCTTGTGGGGTCCCATGTCGCGGAGGCTTTTTCGCCTATAGACGCAGAAAAGGTTACTGGGGCTTTATAAAAGTCCGATGCGGTGGGCATTTTTGTGGGTCACCTCCTTTTTAGGTATAAGAAAAGCACCTTGATTGCTCAAGATGCTTTGGTAGTGGGGTTAGATTTGATTTGATGCACTCAGCGCACGGGCGGCAAGCCCTTCAATGGCGCGGGCAAAATGCATGAGCGCACGTATTTCACTTTGCACATACTCGCGCGGTGTCAGGCCGCCGAACTCCATATCCTTGCTTGCAGGTACGGGTTTCGGCACAGGAGCGGGTGCTTTCTTCCATACGGCGAGACCACTCTTATTATTCGCACACAACCCGAGCAGTTTCTTTGTGCCCTTAGCCGTAAGAATATATACACTGCCGAATCTCTCCATGTTTATCGTTGGATTCTCGGCTCGGAACTGTCGCAGATCATCCTTGACCAAGAGCCGCGCTTCATCCTTGCGGAATTCCGCTATGCGCCGTCCGAGCAGGGTTTGCAGTGAGCCCAGATTGGAATCCGTCAGTCTTGCGATATCTCGCAGGGTTACAACCTGCTCCCCGCGCCACGTCTTGTATTGGTACTGATAGGGTTCTTCGAGTTGCATTTGCTGCTGGACGGGCTTCACACTGTGGAAGTAGTTCTCAACCAATTGGCGTTGTACTCTCCATGCAAGATCGTCGGTTAGGGACTTGACAAGCATCAGGTACCCGGTTTCGGTGAGGACGATTACACCGTTGGGATTCGGCTTGCATCCCGTTGTCCGAATTTCGGACAACGCCTTGACGTGGTAGTAATCAACCCCTTCACCGAACTGCCTGCGGTTATCATTAAAGCGTTTACGCGCCGTCCCTGACGGTCTCCCATGGACAGTATCAACGTCTTTGAATGTAACAACCTTTTGACCCTTGTACTCCTTGACTGCTATGGACTGATTTTCGATCTTAACGAGCTGTGTCATTTAGCATTCTCCTTCGTATTCTTGAGTTCCCACGGAGGATGTGCTATAATGGATTTAGCAATCCTCAGCGGGTTGTGGCGTAGAGTGACAGATCTTGCTTGGTGGCGGGTCTGTCATTCTTTTTGTGTGCGGTCGTACTGTTCCTTAATCCCCTTGCGGACTATCTCGGATCTCGATTCCCCTTCTCTCTCACAGCATTCGTCAAGTTGTTTCAGGGTTTCGGCATCCATTCTTACGCGTAGCATGTAGTCTTTAGGGTTGTTGGATTTAGGACGACCCCTGTCGTTAGGTGTCACCCTTTCGCCCCCCTTTCCGTTGCTACAGTTATTATATATCGTAGCAACAGCAAAGTCAAGCGCTTTCCATAAAAAAACCGCCCTACTTTTATAGTGGGCGGTTTTGAGTTTAAATCGATTTACTAGCTTGCTTGGCCGGTGCGGCTACGTCTTTCGATGTATACCGCAAGGTAAAGATTATATCATAATTGTCTCCGTTCATCGACATTTTAATATTTGTCCTATCGGTCTCGAAACTGGTGAGATAACTTAAATGCCCGATAGAAACAGCAAGCCCGTAGTCTTCACGATCTTTTTTGAAGAGATCATCACTCCACAATTGCTGATCATTGATTGGGTTTCCGTATTTTTGGGCCAGCGCACTTTTTAGGCCACGATAATCATCAATAAACAGATTCTCATTTGTGTGTGTTTCGGTAATAACATACGCGACGGAGTAGCATTCCGAATCCTCATTGAAATAGTAAGCAAGTGCAGCATCAAGGCCATTTACTTCCGAGGTCAAATAGGCAATGCAGTTTCCAACGATCTCGTCCGGCTTTCTACCTTCTGCTTCAACAACTTGCTTTAACGAGAACCCCCACTTGATGCCCCGAATATCTGGATCTTGTACGGGTGTTGGGGCGGCAGTCGGTTGGCTCTGTGGCACTGCGCTAGAACATGCCGCTATCGGCAACAATACAACTGCAAGCAGCATCACCGCAACGCATCGCGTCCACGTGATCTTTCGTAACATAAGCATATCCTCCCGAGCATTTTACATTTATGAACAGATGGTACCATATTTTTCCAATACATACAACTAGCGTTAACATTTCTAAGAAAATACTGTTCCACTTGCACATTATGTAAATCTGTGGTAACGTTTGTGGGAAAAGGGTGGAGTGTGAATAGAATGGGCGAGTTTATGGGGTCTTTGGCGTATGGAGCTCTGTTCCCGCCGACCGTTTTCACTTTTTGCTGGCTAGTTGTCGCTATAATTATTGATATGAACCGCCCATGCGTGACGTGTGCTGCGTATGAGCAATCTGGGTACAGCACCAAGTTTTCCTTTTGCTCTGAGTTGGATGCAAAAATGAAATACTATTTGGGCAAAAGGAAGATGCGTTTCTACAAAGTTTATATCAACATCATCTTGCCGTGGTGTGTTGCATTCTTTCTCTGGCTAGCGATATTTGGAGCAGTCGAGGGGCTGGTTGAAGGCTTGGGACCCAGTTATGCAAATATCATCGCAAGCGTGGTGCTATTGGCTATTAACTGCATGA